GATTGAAAAGAAAATAGCCAAGTACGCTAAAGCTCACGGCGGATGCACACCGCCGAAGGCTGCCGATAAGATTATCCGTGATTTCTTTGGCTTAGCCGAGCTTGCAGAAAAGCCGAAATCGCAGGCGCCTGCCGGAATCCTCGATCTGTCGGATTTCATGTGAGGTACGGGCATATGGAAATTAAACATAGTTGCGCCGATTCTCTTTCGACATTGGAGGACCGACAAAAATTTGCAGCGCTTCTCCCCGAAGTGCCGCGTCCGGGTATGAAGGATTGGATCAAAAAAGAATTCTACGACTCCGAGCTTGGCGGTGACTTCTGCGTATTCACACGAAAATCAATCTGTGTTGAGGATAAGCAAATCGGCAGAACGATGTCAGCTGATGACTGGAAACGCTATGAATCAAATGCTCACTACCACTGGGCAGCAGAATGTCACTGTACCGCCTGCGGGATGAGATTTATCACCGGCTGGAATAAAAACCACCCGAACAAGAGATATGGCATAAGAATGTATGCCGGCGACGATGGAGAAAATTACGATGGATACATTCCCGAAAATGCGCTTCCAGACGTTGATTTTATGCCCTACAACGAGGATGAAAAAATCACTTGTCCGAGGTGCGGAGAGAGAATCTCCCTTATACACCGAAATCGGTTAAAGCACGGCAGGACATATCAAATGCTCGCAACAAGCATCGAGACTGTCGACAATTATACTGTCCTTATGACCTGGCGAGCCAGACGTTATGTAGGACAATGGAATCCATATAACTTAGATGATTTTTTTGAAATACTCCCTCGCGAGGCGCTTGCAATTGACGGTCGCAAGGCGTATAGATTTAAGCACTCGATGCTTCCGGGCATTTTTAGCGCCGAGGTCCAACTTGGTGAATGGGAGCCGACTAACTATTACAACGACGATCTTGCTTATCACCGCTATTACGACTACAACGCCGGAGGAACTTACAAAATAGATGCGGTGGTGTATCGAAACGTTCCTGATTTAACAGGAACAACAGGCGAAAAAACAGGGCTCGCCGAATATGTCGACGGACACATAGAGAGACTCGAGCCGCTTATATTTGCTTACCTCAAAATGTATCGAAAACATCCAAATATAGAAAATGTTGTAAAAAGCAAGTGGCGAACAGTTCTCGACAGCGAGCTCCGCCGTCTCGCAAGAAACGAAAATTACGCATATTCTGCAAAATATAGCGTTGACACGGATCTGTTTAATTTCAATGAGAAAGCTCCGCACAAGATGCTCGGTATCAGCAGACAGTCTTTAAAACATGACTTTTGCTGGACTTGCGAAGATCTCAGAGAATATGACTTTTGGAAGTTTACTTTTGAAAACGTTACTGAAGAAGATTTTGACGATTGGTTAGGCTTCTTTGAGGGTCCAACTCTCCATAGCTTAGCAATCACTCTTTCGGACTATGACGACGGATATAACTATAAGAAAGTAATCAATTACCTTATAGGTCAAGAGATCTTTGACGATGCGAATGTTGCTGCTCAAACTTGGGTCGATTACCGTGAGATGCTCGACGGAGGTGAACATACCTACCGTGAGATTTTTCCGAAAAATCTTCGGCAAGCTCACGATGACCTCGTTGGACGCACGGAAGCTGAAAAGCAAAGCAAATATGAAGCTAAATTCACAGAGCTTGCAGAGAAATATTCCGCCCTTGAATGGACTGACGGCGAGCTCTGCATCAGAATAGCACAGAATGAACAGGAGCTTATTGATGAAGGGAAAGTGCTGCATCATTGTGTCGGAGGCTACGGCCATAAACACGCATCGGAAAGTGACGTCATTTTCTTTGTACGCCATTGCCGCCGCCCGGAGCGGAGCTATTACACGCTTGATATTAACATGACAAATTCTGTGCCTTGCGAAGTACAGCTGCACGGTTACAGAAACGAGCTTTATCCGTCAAAGCATTTTAGACGGAGTGCGATCCCACAGAAAGTACGTGATTTCTGCGACCGGTGGGAAAAAGAGATTCTTATTCCGACGGTTGTAAAGATGAGAAAAGAACAGTCAACACCTGTTAAACGAAGAAAGGAGAAAGTTGCATGATTGAAGAACTTGCAAAAAGAGATATTGATAGTATCACCGAAGAAATACAAGAGCTTAAAACCGAGGCACAGTGCCTCATCGTTCATTATGTTTGTAAAATCGGTAAAAAGCTGACTGAGGCGAAAGCTATACTTCAGCACGGTGAGTGGGCTGAATGGCTCGAAAATGAGGTCAATTTCAGCCAGCGTACCGCGACAAACTATATGAAAATCTATGAGGAATACGGATCGGATCAGATGTCGATCTTTGGCGGAAATTCGCAGGCGATTGCCAATTTGGGCTATACGAAAGCACTTCAGCTTTTGGCAATTCCGGCATCGGAGCGTGAGGATTTTGTTGAAGAAAACAACGTCGACGAGCTCAGCACCCGCCAGCTTGACGATCTTATCCGTGAACGTGACGAGGCTTTAAAAAGAGCTGAGGAGGTTGAAAATATACAGAATCAGCTTGAAATTGCCAATGCCGCTGCGAAGAAAAAGGAATCTGAAGCGGCAATCGCAAGTAAAAAGCTGACTGAGGCACTCCAAGAAAAAACGCAGCTTGAAGAAAAGCTCAAAAAAGAAAAAGATCGCGCTAAAAAGCTTAAAGATAATCCCAAAATTCCTGATGAACTCAAAGAAAAGCTCAAATCGGAAGCTGAGCAAGCAGCAAAGACGGAATACGAAGAGCAATCCAGAGAGCTCGATGAACGCATTGCAAAAGTTGAAGCAAAAATCCGAACCGCCGAAGCTGAAAAGGCAACAGCGGAAGCCAAAGCCGCCGAGCTTGCAAAAAAGCTCAGCATGTCAAGCACTGAGGTCACGGAGTTTAAAACCGCCTTTGAACAGGTGCAGACCTGGAACAGAAAATGTCTTAACATTATCGGCAGAATTGAGAATCCGGAAACTGCCGCAAAACTTAAAACCGCAATGCAGACGTTTCTCGCACAGGCGCTTGAAACAGTGAAAGGAGAATAAGCAATGAGCAATCTTATTTTAGAAGCCGAAAAATTATTTAAAAAATCCGCTCTTACGGCTGATCACAAGTTTTTTGTTGAAGCGATAAACAAAATTTCAGTACAAATCGGCACCGCCATAAGTCCTTTAACGCCGGCGAACAGGCCGTTTATTGCAGCGGTAATGGTGAGATATGTTGATTTTATCAAAAAAGATTTTGACGTCGAAGAAATGAAAGTATTTTATGAAACGCTTAGATGTCTTGAAAACACAGGTGCCAAACATATCATCACAATGCCCATGCCGAATAAAGGAGAAAAATAACATGAACACACTTACTTTGCTTTATATCTTTTTCATTGCAATTTCGATCGTTTTGACGATCACACTCTTCGTTATGAACGACAGCTGCAAAAAAGCTGAAGAGCTTAACACTGTCATTCTTGAAGAGTATCAAAAGGTTACTGATGACCACAATGAGCTGATTGAGAATTACCGAAAGCTTGCCGAGGAAAACAAAGATCTCAAAGCTCGCTTGCTGTACGAAAGGACGAAGGAAGATGCAAACATTCTTTAAATTTCCTCCGGATGATTACGGCCGAACGCTCGACATGAGCGATCACACGATGCAGCTTGAGCGAGATGCGTATTGCAAGAGAATCGGCGAGCCAAAACATTTTCCGCTTTCGGACGATCAGCATCGAGATTTTGAAATCGAAATGTCTGTAAAATATCGAAAAGAATTCATTGAATATCTTAAGAAACTCGGCGGACTTAATGTCGCTTCTCTTACGATTGCGGCCATGAATAAGAAATCAAATCTAATTGAACATTACATGGAACGGAGACGGCAGAATGAAAGAAAAACAGCTCTTTCCGTGCGACACGACGCATCTCGCTCGAATGATGTTGCGTGAGGACGACGGAGATCAATCGTATGTCATACAGTCCGACTACAAAAAAGGCACAAAAACGTATGAAAGTGAACTGATCATCCCAGTCGGCTCACCGACTGCTGAACTTGAGGCTTGGAACGCTTATCTCGGTGCGCAGGATACGGCAGTTAATAAAATTCTCCGCGAGCGCCCGGAGCTGAAAGCATATTTCGCCGAGCTTGCCCGGTCGACAACAGGTACCGTACCGCCGGCAATATCCAAAATCAAGCAAACACTGGATAATATATTTCACACAATTACAACGCTTTTTAGGATTAGGTGATAAAATGTATAAATTTAAAAATGTACCGATTGCAACCGCGAAAGAATTGTTTGGACTTCGCCCATGTTCGGTTAATGGTCGCAAAGCATGGTTCCATTGTTGGATTCGAACAGAGCATCCTTATTTTATAAGCACTGCTTTTTACTCAAAAGAAGAAATAAAAAAGATGACTGTTAAGGATATCCAAAAAGCATATAAAAAGCAGTCAGAATCCAATGTCTATAACTTTAATCAACACGTAGCAATGACCGAAGCTCTCGATGAGGACGGCAAACTCCCGGCAACGTTTATGATGATGCCGCCTGCGTCGTGGTCGGACAAGATATGGGATGATATCAACCGTATGCGCACACTCAATACAACTCAGAGTCAACGTTGTAAAAATTTGCATGTTTGTCCACTTCAGCTTGATATCGTTGAAAGAATTATCAACAGATATTCCAACGAAGGCGACCTTGTCCTTGACCCGTTCGGCGGACTTATGACGGTGCCGTACACGGCCGTAAAGATGAACCGCCGAGGATACGGAATTGAGCTCAACGCAGATTATTTCCGTGACGGCGTCGGATATCTCAAAAGTGCCGAAGAACAGTATGACACACCGACTTTATTTGATTTTATAAGCGTGGGAGCGTGAAGAAAAATGACCTGCTGCGATATGTGCGGTAAAGAAATAAAGAGTATTTTGAATCAGCGAAATGTTGAGATAGGCAATAATATCATGGTCTTTGCAAGAAAAAAACTATGTGCCGAAAATGTTCGCAGAAGCTGAAACGATTTATTAAATTTGAGGCTGCGAGAAAGGGAGGCGACGGAACAAATGCTAAAGACTAAGATTTATATCGCCGGAAAGATTACCGGTGATCCGAATTATAAAGAAAAATTTGCAAAAATGGAATCAGAGCTTCTGAAAATACCGGGAACAACCGTGATTAACCCTGCAGCCCTTCCGACAGGATTGGAACCGGCTGATTACGCAAAGATTTGTTTTGCCATGATTAACTCATCGGACATAGTTGTTTTCGCACCGAATTATAAAAAAAGCCAAGGAGCACTGCTTGAGATGCAATACTGTAGATATATTCAAAAGGCGTGGGTACCCTTTGAGGAATATATAATGCGGATGCAACCTTGGGACACGATACGATCATCGATTATCAAGCCTGTCAAAGAAAACGTTGATGATCTCAGATCTGACATAATTGCGGCAAATCGAAATAATTTTAAAATCTTTTAAAACGGGAGGTGAACTAAATGATAGTAACATGCCCAAAATGCGGACAGGCTCTGATGAATGAGGATAATCGAGCTTTGACCGATGCCGAATCCGCTGAGCTTGCGTTACAAACATGCGAATGCCCCGGCGCCCGAGCTTGGCGAAGCAAAGAGAAGCAGATTGATGAAGCGTGTTTTAACATCGAGTCGCTTTGTGTTGCCAATGCGCGCGAACTCGGAATGACAGAGATTGAGAACGATGAAATAATCGACATTCTCAAGAAAACAGCTCGCTTGATTGCTGACGCTAAGGTTTTTGACCTGACTGTTACGACCGTCGGTCATGGCAAAGTTAAAATCAGTAAATCCGGCAAAGGCTCAATTTGCGTTAAACGCACTGTCGGTCATACGGAAGAATTAAAAGCAAACGAAAAATATTAAGGAGAGTATTATTTGTGAAAAAGTATTTTAAAAAATGTATCGCTGTAATTTTAGCGATCGTACTTATTGGCGGCTTGTTATCCGGTTGTTCGGCGTATACCGAAGCGGACCGTGTAAATCACAATCTGAGTAAACAGTCAAATTATTTTGACTGCGAACGCAGGGTGACGGTTTACAACGCCCGAACCGATAAGATCATCCTTTATATCGAAGGATATATCGATATCTCAAACAATACAACTAACGAGCTTGTTGTTACCGCCAAAACCTCAAAAGATACATATAAAAAGAACTATGTCTATCTTAATGACTACGTCTTATATGTAGTCGAAGATATCGGAGGCACACACACTGACCCATACCATTATAAAGTATTTTTTGACACAAACGTTATTCCAAGTATTGAAGTTAAGTAAGGAGGCGTTACAATGGGCATCACAGAAATTTTGACACTTATTTTTGTTGTCTTGAAAGCATTTAAGGTTATTGACTTTACATGGGTTCAATGCTTTATTCCTGAGATGATTGCAGGTGCTTTCTATTTTATAATGTTGATTCTTTATATAGTAAAAAGCCATCGCATTAAGAAAACGATTGAAAAAGAGTTTAATAATTTTGACCATATCTAACTCAACAAACTTAATACACGGGGTTCGGTTCTGCCGAGCCCCTCGGTGCTAAAAAATGACGGACTGAAAAGTCCGCAACGGGAAAGTATGGTGTATTAAGTTATCAACAAAACGAAAGGAGGAAAACACGTGCGAAAATTTAACCGAGAGAGCATCCATAAATCGGGTGATTATATGGAGGTTGATATTTTCCCCGTTCGGAAGCCGACAGGCAGACGTTCGGCAAAAGCAAAGCCGACAAGAGCTGTTCAACAAAAACTCAACGAACGGAATGCGGCTCGGAAGTTTACTTGGCTGCTTCAGGAAAACTTCGGGCCGAAGGATTATCTTTGTGAGCTCTCATATCCGTCGGACTTTCCGTATGATAAAGCTCTCGAAGGCAGAGAGTTCGCGTGTTTCCTCCGAAACGTTAAAAATGCTTATAAAAAAGCAAACATTGATTTCCGCAGCATGTATACAACTGAGCTTGGAGAGAAAAACGGCCGTCCGCACTATCACCTTATCTGTTCAGGCGAGCTCGGTGCAAAGATCCTCAGAGAAAAATGGAACAAGCGGTTTACTAAAAATCCAAAAGTGAGCTATATTCACGCATCACATCTCATTTTCACCAAGACCGGTCTTGCCGGAGCTGCTTTTTACTTGTCGAAAGATCCGAGGCTTTGCTACCGCTCGTATGTTTGCTCGAAAAATCTGAAACAGCCGCCTAAAAGTCAGCGTGACGGACGCATCAGCGGCCGAAAGCTTCAAGAGCTAAGAAATGACATATACAATGCCGAGCTTTTTGAAAAATTATATCCGGGATACGTGTTTGTTGATGCTGATCCTCGTATCGATATGTATGACATCAACGAATACGGCGAAGCGGAAAAGATAGATTTTCCTTACATAACGATCCGCCTTTACAAGAAAGACAGCAAATATATCTTACGCAATAAAGAATACGCATGAGGAGTGAGTCAATGAGCAATAATTTTCAAAATCAAATACCGATCCCGACAGAGGCTCAGGAACAGGAAGCACTGTTCCGATGGGTAGATTTCGCCGTGGGTAAATATCCTGAAATCAAATTTTTATATCACATACCGAACGAAGGAAAGCGAAGCGTTTATAACGGTGCCGCTATGCGCCGTCAGGGTTTGAAAAAAGGTGTGCCTGATCTATGTTTACCAGTACCGTCTGGTAAATATCACGCTTTATACATAGAGCTGAAACGAAAAGGCAAAAAGCCGAGCTTGCAACAGCTCAATTGGCTCAACAATCTTAATCTTCTCGGCAACCGTGCCGTTTGGTGTCAAGGCTGGGAAGCGGCGGCAAAAGAAATTGAAGGATATTTGAGAGGTGAACAATAATGCCGAGAGAATATTCGCAAGCGCTTGCCGACTATGCAATTTCGAGAGAGCGCTATCTTGAGCTGAAACACAAGTGCTATCAATACCCAGAATGGATACGAGAACGCAACGATAGCTATGAGCTCTCGGCAGGCAGCTTTGACGGAATGCCGAGAGGCAGTTCAAACGCATCGTCAGCTGTTGAACGGAAGGCGGATAGAGCCATGAAGTCCGCCGATCTTGTTGAACTTGTAGAGCGTTGCTTACACGATGCCGCCGGTGGAGATATGAACGTTATCCCCGAGCTCAGAAAGAATATCTGCTATGGTGTGCCGTATATCGCGCTCTCTATTCCGTGTGATAAAAATAAATTTACGAAATATCGCCACAAATTTTATTACATTCTTGATAAAAAAGTCTAACTTGTGGAAATGCGGAACAAGAAAACTGCTAAGATAAATATAACGAAAATAAACAAAAGCCGTGTTGAGCCGAATTGCACCCGCTCGATGCGGCTTTTTCATGGGTGAGAACATGAAAACACTTGCCGAACTTGCTGAAGAATATAAATCGCAAGCGGATCGCATTAAGTCTCAGATCGAAGCTATACCGGAACACACAGATGATTATAAGCTCAAGCATAAGCGTGCAGTCCTCTGGGATATGTGGAGTGAGGCTATGGAGAATTATTACAAACTAAAGAACTACTACATCAAATGACGCAGAAAGAATTTTACAAATCAATGCCGTGGCTGCGTGCACGGAAGGCATTCATTGAAGAGCGCACACTGATTGACGGTGGAATGTGCCAAGTCTGCGGCGAGCGTCCTGGAAAGATTGTCCACCACACGATATGGCTTAACGACGTTAACTGCAACGACCCTGACATAGCCCTCAACCCTAAGCTCTTTCGGTATGAATGTCATCTCTGCCACAACAAAGAAGTTGATCCAGCACGGAACATATACAACAACGGCCGAGCTTGCTACTTGCCTAATGGAACAGTCGTTAAGCGAGGAAATTATTAAGCCTCCCCCCCTAAAAGCAAAATTACAGTAAGGCAATTTGACCGAGCGCCCCTCTTTAATTTTACCCTGCAGGTCGCGCATGCGTGGTGTAGAGGGGTGTGGTGGTGTAGATATGAGGTGAGAAATTGAGCAAAAAGGAAACAGAAGAAACGAAGTCAGAGAAAATTCAAAAAGTAGCAAAAAAAATCAAGAGAATTTTTAAGGACCTCGACGAAAACAAGAAAAAGCTTGTAGATCCGCTCGTAGAAAAAGCCGCGTTTATGTCAGTAACACTTGACGAGCTTCAAGAGACAATCAACGACGAAGGCTGTGTTTCCGAGTATAAAAACGGTGAAAACCAATTCGGCACAAAGAAAAGTCCCGAGGTTGAAATCTATCTCAACATGTCGAAGAATTACGCCGCAATTATTAAGCAGCTCACCGATCTCGTTCCGGCAGCGAAACGCAAGAACTCAAAGCTTGAGGAGCTGAAAAAGAAAAAATGACAAGCGGTTACATCACCGAATATAACGAAGCAATTCGGACTAAAAAAGTGCGAGTTGGTAAGTGGATCAAGAAAATATACTCGTTAATTTGTGAAAAAATCGAGTCAAATGAATACTTTTTTGACGCCGAAAAGGCAGAAAAAGCCATCGAATATATTGAAAATTTTTGCCATCACAGCAAGGGCAGAAACGACCTCATTACACTCGAACTGTGGCAAAAAGCGGCGGTCAGCGCAATGTTCGGCATCGTCGATGAAAACGGTGTACGCATCTTTCGAGAAGTGTTTATCGTCATTGCGAGAAAAAACGGTAAATCGCTTTTCGCTTCGGCAATAATCAGCTACATGGCTTACATCGAGGACGAATACGGACAGGAAATCTACTGCCTTGCTCCGAAGCTCGAACAGGCAAATCTTGTCTATGACGGGTTCTATCAGATGATCCAGCTTGAACCGGAGCTCGCCGAGCTTGCAAGGAAACGACGAAGCGACATTTACATTTCCGAAAGCAACACGGTAATAAAACCGATTGCCTTTAACGCTAAAAAAAGCGACGGTTTTAACCCTCAGCTCGTTGTCTGTGACGAGCTTGCGGCCTGGCAAGGCGACGCCGGGTTAAAGCAGTACGAAGTTATGAAATCCGCCCTCGGAAGCAGAACACAACCGATGATTCTCTCTATTTCAACCGCCGGATATGTTAATGACAGTATATATGACGAGCTGATGAAGCGTTCTACCGCATTTCTTCTCGGGAATAGCAACGAAAAGAGGCTTCTGCCGTTGCTTTACATGATCGACGACGTTGAAAAATGGAGCGATCTTGAGGAGTTAAAGAAAAGCAATCCGAACCTTGGCGTCAGCGTCTCGGAGGATTTCTATCTCGAAGAAATAGCCGTTGCAGAGCAATCGCTTAGTAAAAAGACTGAATTCTTAACGAAATATTGCAACATAAAGCAGAACAGCTCCGTTGCGTGGCTTCCATATGAAGTTATCGACGCTTTGACTGGTGAAAAGCTTGATCTGAACGACTTCAGAGAATGTTATTGCGTCGGCGGAATCGACCTTTCTCAAACAACAGACTTAACAGCTTGCTGCATCATCATTGAAAAAAAGGGTAGACTGTATGTTTTTGCACAATTTTTTATGCCGAGAAACAAGATTGATGAGCTTCAAGAGCGCGAAGGTGTTCCGTATAGAATCTATGAAAAACAGGGCTTAATCAAGCTCTCAGGTGATAATTACGTCGATTATAACGACTGTTTTGAGTGGTTTGTAAGGCTTGTCGAAGAATACCACGTTTACCCACTGCAGATTGGCTACGACCGCTATTCTGCGCAGTACCTCATTCAGCAGATGAAAGCTTACGGCTTCCATATGGATGATGTATATCAGGGTGAAAATCTTACACCGGTTATCTATGAGGCTGAGGGCTTGATGCGTGACGGTAAGCTGCGAATTGGCGACAATAACCTGCTTAAATCGCATCTGTTAAACACAGCTTTAAAAGTTAATTCGGAAAGTCGCAGAGTTCGCATTATTAAAATCGAACAACGATGCCATATTGACGGCTGCGCGGCTTTGCTTGACACATTAACTGTCCGGCAAAAATGGTTTGAAGTCATTGGAGAACAGCTCAAAAATGCGGCATAAAGGAGTTTTTATGGGAATATTTGAAAAGATTTTTAAAAACAGAGAGCAAAAAGCAATGATAAAAGGCTTTTTTGAAATGCTCGACGGGTATACTCCGGTATACACGACATACGACGGCGGAGTTTACGAGATGGAGCTCACGCGAGCTTGCATTCACACTTTCGCAAATCATGCATCGAAGCTCTCGCCGGACGTGTCAGGAGCGGATCTTGCAAGAATAAAGTCCATGCTTGACAATAAGCCGAATCCCTGGATGACGTCGGCACAGTTCTTGTATAAGACAGCAACAATTTACGAAGCACAGAACACCTGCTTTATCGTTCCGCTTCTTGGCTCATTTGATGAAATAATCGGATTTTATCCGGTTAACCCGAGACTGGTTGAATTTGTTGAAGTGTCGGGAAGTCCCGAGCTTTGGATTAAATTCACCTTTGGAAACGGCCAGAATGCCGCTATTGAATTTTCAAGATGCGGTGTTATCAATAAGTTTTTGTATAAATCGGACATTCGAGGCGAGAACAACTCGGCGCTTGACCCCACAATGAAGCTTCTCGACATGCAGAACCAAGGTATCAGAGAAGGCATCAAGAACAATTCAAGTTTCCGATTTATGGCACAACTAAACAATTTTGCGAACACAAAAGATCTGGCTGCCGAACGTAAGAGGTTTTCAAAGGAGAGTTTCTCGGGAGACTCGGGCGGTATGCTGCTCTTTCCGAGCAATTACACAAATGTTAAGCAAATTGACAGTCAGCCGAGAGTTGTTGACACTCAGCAGATGAAGGCGATTCAAGACAGGGTCTACACTTATTTCGGTTGTAATGAGGAAATCCTACAAAATAAAGCAGTTGGTGATCAGTGGTCGGCTTATTACGAAGGCAAGATCGAGCCTTTCGCAATACAACTCAGTCAAGCCATGACATCAATGGCTTACAGTGACTTGCAAATATCACGAAATAACTCTATCATGTGGAGTTCAAACAGGCTTCAATACATGACAAATGCGGAAAAGTCAGCAATGATTCAAACGTTGTTTGATCGTGGATTACTAAGCACCAACATGGGTATGGACATTCTGAACCTGCCGCACGTTGAAAACGGAGACAAGTTCTATATTCGCCGTGATTATGTGGAAATCGGCAATTTGCCGAGCGGAACGGTCGCAGCGGAAAATAATGATAAAGGAGAGATAAACGGTGACCCCAAACAGCAAAACCAAATTCAAGAATAACAGTCAGATGAGATATATGCCGATTTTTGGCGTAAATTCAGAGAACAAGCTTATTGACACGAATTACTATATCGAAGGATATGCGGCACGTTATGAACCTTACGTCCTCTTTAATGACGGAGAGTACGATTATTACGAGCAATTCGATAGAAGCTGCTTCGCAAATTGCGACATGACGGATGTCATTTTTCTATACGATCATGCCGGCAAAGTCCTTGCAAGACTCAGCAACGACACACTCATTGTTGAACCAAGAGACGAAGGCTTGTTCTTCGCCGCTGACCTCGGAAAGACAGAAGCCGCCCGAACGCTCTATGACGAGATATGCGCAGGCATGGTGACAAAAATGTCATGGCGGTTTGCGATCGGAGATTATGACTTTAATCCAAAAACAAGAACGTTCACGCATCATACCGTCAAGAAAATATACGACGTATCTGCCGTAAGCATTCCGGCAAATAACAACACTGAAATTAACGCTCGTACTTGGGCTGACGGAGTGATCAGCTTGAGAGCACGGAGAGATGCAGAGCTTGATTTATTAAAATCCAAAATCAAAACAAAAATCAAAATCGGAGGTTAATTATGAACGAAAAAGAAAGACTCAGACAGATTGCCGAGAGACTTGCGGCAATCAACACAGAAATCGACGCAGCCGAAAGTGAAGACGCTTTGAATGCGCTCAATTCCGAGGCTGACGAGCTCATCAATGAAAGAAACGCAATTACAGAAAGAATTCAGTCACGTCAGCAAATCAGAAATAAGGTTGCATCCGGTGCAATCGGAACGATTGTAGGCATCGACAATCAAATCGACGAAAAGAAGCCCGAGGAACGAGCAAAAGCTTTTATGGCTTCTAAGCGCACAAGCATCGCTACAGCTCAGCTCAGAGCGGCGCTTGTAAGCTCAGGAAAGCTTGCTACACCCACAGCAGTCAGCGGAATTAACGATTCAGTCGGCGCGAAGCACAGCTCAATCATCGATCTCGTGAAGATCGTTGATTGCGGCGGCATGGGCTCAAACAAGGTCGCCTACATTGGCACTGATGCCGATGCGGCTGCTGAGCAGACCGAAGGCTCAGCGGCAACAGCAAAGGAAACAACATTCGGATACGTCGAGATCACACCGAAGACGCTCGCCACATACGCTCAGATTTCAGAGCAGGCGAAGAATCAGACACCTCTCCAGTACGAAGCGAAGGTTCAGGAGCAGGCCCTTATTTCGCTTCGCAAGGCGGCTGTCAAGCTTGTTATTTCCAAGCTCAAGGCATCAACTCTCAACAAGACAATCAATGCATCTGTTTCGTCGACGAAGAAAGGCATTTGCGATGAGAACACCCTCACAGATCTTATCCTCGAATACGGCGGAGATGAAAGCATCGTAGGCGACGCTGTTTTGTTCCTCAACAAGAAAGATCTCCGCGCTATTGGCAAAATTCGAGGAACACAGGACAAGAAGAAAGTTTATGAGATCATTCCTGACGGCTCAAACCCGAACGTTGGAATCATTAAGGACGGCGGACTTGCGATCAAGTATTGCATTTGCTCCGAGCTTGCAGCCTGCACAGATACAGCTCAGGGTTCAGCAGCAATACCGACAATGTTCTACGGCAATCCGCAGTGCCTTGAGCTTGATCTCTTCACTGATTATAAGGTCAAGGTCTCCGAGGAGTTCGCATTCACTTCGCTCATGGATACAATTCTCGGATCTGTCAGCCTCGGCGCAGATGTCGTTGCGAAGAATGGTTTTGTTGCACTGACAATTCCGGCTTCAGCTTGATCGGAGGTTTATTATGGCGAGTCCGATTGTAGTCGAAAAGGTCAAAACGGATTTGAGAATCAGACATGCCGAGCTTGACGAGGACATTTCGGACAGCATCGACTCTTGCCTTGCCGACATGGGCTTGTGCGGCATATCGGCTGATGACGACAATGCACTTGACAGGAACATCATCAATGCCGTTAAACTTTGGTGTCGCGCTCGATATACACGCGACGTCGAAGAAGCTAAGCTGTACGATCAGCGTTATAATGCGGTCAAATCAACGCTGATGACGGCACAGAGCTACAGGAGGGCTGACGATGATACAGATGAATGATGTCGTGACGCTGATTGAAGGAAAAATTGTAAAAGACGCTGAGGGCTACCCAACCCTCAGCATTGTTTCTGAAACAGAGACTTTTGCTGAAGTGTCATCAGTCAAGCGTCAGCAGAAAGACTCGGCGTATCGCCGCGGTTATGACGCAACGCTCACGGTGAAAGTTCAGAAAGCCGAGTACCGTGGCGAACAATTCTTAAGATTTGAAAGCAAATGCTTTGAGATCAAAGAATCGTACAGCTTGAATGAAGATGCAATTGAACTTACGTGCTCGGGCATGAGGTGCTTATATGGCGGATTTTCAGCTTGATTTTGACGATGACATTTTTAAAAACTTAAAAAAGCTCTCGAACACAGAGGCAGTTTCTGAAAAAATGCTGAAAGAAGCAAGTTCAATCGTTGCAAGCTCAATGAAAAGTGAGCTAAATATACACAGGCAAACCGCCGAGCTTGTTAACTCCGTAAAACCGACTAAGCCTAAGAAAAACAAAAGCGGTGACAATGTCGTTGTAGTTCGTCCGACAGGCAAAAGCACGACAACAATTGCCAAAAGCGGTAAAGCCTATACCCGCAAGAAGGCGGTTCGCAACATGGAGAAGCTCGCTTCTCTTGAATTCGGCAATTCGCACGGCCAAAAGCCTACACCGATTATCGAAAAAGTCATCAAAGGCACCGAAAAAGCCGTATTTGACAAGATGAACGATGTTTACAACAGGGAGACAGAACTATGACACTTATTCAAAAGTTAGACAGAGCGCTTTCAGAATTGAACATAACGTTCTACCCTGGCTATTACCAAGGTAACGGTGAGGATTACGGAATTTATGAAGGCATTGTTGAAAGTCCTGAAATATCGGCCGACAATGAAGCTCAGATCACTATATGCGAATGCAACGTTCATTTGTTTGTGAAAAGTAAACAATCTCAGAAGAAAAGAAAACTTTTAAAGTTGCTCATAAACGCCGATTTTACAGTCGGCGACGTTTATGAGCAATACGAAGCTGAAACAAATTACACTCATTATATCGCTGAGGTTTCAACTCTCAGTGAAGATTACGAAACGGAGGAATAAGATATGGCAAAATTCAAAGCTTGCGGCTCGACGTTTGCAAAATGCACGTCAAATAAGCTTGCCGACTCAAAAAACGTCGGCGATGCTGTAACAATCGGCAAGATGATTGAAGTAACAGTCAAGCCAAACTTCAAAGAAGCACTTCTGTATGCCGATGATGAAATCGCCGAGCAGATCAGAGAGTTTGACAACGCAGAAGTCACGCTCAACATTGACGAAATCGCGATTGAAGCAGCTGTTGAGATTTTTGGTCTCAAAAAAAGCGAGCTCAAGGAATATACCGCAGTTTTCGTCACTGAAGACGGAAGCACAGATTCTAACTATGGCACATATGGCTTCATATATGCATCCATTAAGGACGGCACTACGTCCTACAATGTATATATGCTGCACCGAGTCAAGTTCGAGCTGCCCGAAGATAAGATCCAGACGAAAGGCGAAAATATTACATTCTCAACACCTACCATTTCCGGAAAGGCCTACAAAGACATAGACGGAAAGTGGAGAACAAGAGTATTCGGGCTCAAAACTCTTGCGGACGCTAAAACGGTTCTCGCTGAACTTGTCGCACGGACAAGCGCCGCTTTTACTACGGCGTCAACCGGAGGCAGTGGCACGATCCCCGGTGAGAACAACACGAATGCACAGACAGAATAAGAAAGGTGGGTAAGGGCGCTTTAATGCGCCCTGATTTTATATGAAAGCACACATAACTAACTCAGAATTAAAAACCGTCGAGCTTGAATTTGACGGCAAAATATATAACGTAGCCGCATCGTTAGATGTTCTCGACAAGGTGGAAAGACTTCCAGATGAAGAGGCTAACAGCGTGACTAACGTTAAGAAAATCATTTCGTGGCTTGTAAACGATGCAATCGCACGAAATAACCTAAAAAAAGGTACCCATGAAAAGGTGATCCCGCTTGAGTATTTCGGATTGTTGATTGGAAAGAGCAATCTCGAATATTATTCGGAAGCAATGAAAGACGTTTTAGGAATTTCTGCAGAGAGTAGCTCGCCTGAGCTTGACGATGAGGGCAATGAAATAGTTGTCACTGATGAGATGGTTGAAGAATTCGGAGAATTACCGGAAACAAAAAACTTGAAAACCGAGTAAGCGTTAAACGATTGTTTTTTATTGGAAAATGCGTACTCGGTTTTTCTACGGCTGAAACATGGCACATGACGCCGAGCGAAATAATCGCTCTATACAATGAATACATTGATTTTTACGGCTTAGGAGGTGAAAACGGTGGCAAAAAGTAAAACAATAGGTGCAACGATCAAGCTTGGAGGAGAAAAAGAATATCGAAAAGCAATTTCCGATATCAATTCTTCGATGAAAGTTCTCCGCTCCGAAATGAAGAAAAGCACGGCCGAGTTTGGCAGCAACTCCAAAAGCTTAAAAGCTCTTACTGCTGAAAAGAAAAATCTTAAAAGTCAGATTGAACAGCAGACAGCTAAAATCAACACGCTCCGCGGAGCTGTTGAGAGCGCGACAAAAAAATACGGCGAAAATTCAAAAGAAGTCAACAAGTGGAAGGCTTCACTTAATGAAGCGGAAGCGGAACTTGCTAAAATGAATGACCGTCTTGGTGACGTCGAAAAGCAGACAAAAGGACTAAGGAAAGTCGAAACTGCATTCAAAGACATTAAATCAAAAATCTCAGAAATGAAAGATAACATGCCGCCTGCCGTTAAAGGGCTTGGAAATATCGTTTCCGCTGCCGGTAAGCTTGCGAAAATCACGTTTAAAGCTACAGCTGCCAGCATGGCAGCGCTCGGTACCACTGCTGTTGCCGTCGGCAAAGGCGTCGTAAAAGCTGTTAAGGCGTCAATCGAAGGCTTCGGTGATTGCGAGCAGCTTGTTGGTGGCGTCGAGACGCTCTTTAAAAGCTCATCGAATGAGGTTGTTAAATATGCGAATAACGCATACAAGACAGCCGGCTTGACGGCGAATGAGTACATGAAAACAGTAACAAGCTTTTCGGCGAGCTTGCTCCAGAGCCTCAACGGTGACACGGCAAAAGCTGCGCAGGTTGCCGATATGGCTATCACAGATATGTCAGACAATGCCAATAAAATGGGAACTGACATGTCGTCAATTCAGAACGCCTACCAAGGCTTTGCAAAGCAAAATTACACCATGCTTGACAACCTCAAACTTGGTTACGGCGGCACACAGAAAGAGATGGAGCGCTTGCTTGCTGATGCCGAAAAAATTTCGGGTCAGAAGTATGACATCTCAAATCTGAACGATGTATATCAAGCTATACACGTCATTCAAACAAATATTGGTATCACCGGAACAACAGCAAAGGAAGCGTCAACAACAATTCAAGGCTCGATCAAAGCAGTCAAGTCAACTTTCCAAAACCTCATTACAGGTCTTGCGGACAAAAAAGCAAACATCCATCAGCTTGTCGGCAACTTTACTGACAGTGTCATAACCGCAGGGAAAAACATAATCCCGAGAATAGTAACAATCGTCAAAAACATAGGTCCTGCGATCTCCGAAACAGTCACAACGCTGCTTCCAGAGCTCATTCCGGTGGTGTCTGAGCTCATCAATCAGCTTGTGAACGGAATAATGCAGAACCTCAAGCCTATCATTCAAGCGGCAACAACTATTGTTTCAACCCTTGCCAATGCCCTTACTGAGGATGACACAATAACATCAATAATCGATGCCACTCTCTATCTTGTGGACTCGATTGTCGGAATGCTTCGCAATCCGGAACAACTTCAAAAGCTCATCGATGCCGCAATAAAGATCACACTCGAAATCGCCTCGGGTTTGTTGCAGATGATGCCGCAGATCATCGATGCGGGCCTACAACTGATTAAAGGCCTCATTAAAGGCTTGTGGAACAACAGAGGGCTTATCTTATCAACAATCAAGCAGCTCGGCAAAACTATAATAAGCAACATAAAAGCGGTGTTCGGAATTCATTCTCCGTCAACAATTTTTGCCGATATCGGTAAAAATCTCATTCTCGGACTTATTCGAGGCTTGCAGAATTCGCTTCATCTTGTTGTCGACAAAGTGAAAAACCTCGGAAACACAGTTGTAAACGCGCTGAAAAACAAGCTTGGCATTCATTCGCCGTCAACTGTTTTCGCGTCGCTCGGCGACTATTCCGGACAAGGATTCGGCGTAGGCTTTACCCGGTCGATGAAGAAGGTAAAAGAAAAGATAAAAGATATCCTGCCGACGAGCATTAACAGCGATGTAGGCGTTCGGCTCAAAACCGCAGTGCAAAGCCAGGTCGCATCATCAGTAGAACCGACTGTTCGCAACAACAACACAGCAGGAAGAACATTTAATTTTAACTTTAACATTTCTCTCGGCAGTACGCCCGGAAAAGACTTTAACATTGAGAGTGCGGCCGAAGAACTTAGTAGACAGATTTATAACAATGTTAAGAGAAAAATGGAGGCGTTTGCATGAAAATAAATCAATTCCAATTCGGCGAAATGTTTTCATACAATGACTGCGGACTTTACATTGAAAAGCGACCGTCTCCGACAGTTCCACTTCGCGACGTCACGAAAACACACGTTCTGGGGCGCTCCGGTGACGTGATTCAAGACAACGGCTGTTTTTTAAACATTACAAAAACTTATAAAGTCGGTTGCGCCGATATAGACGCTAATATTGCGAAAGTCAAAAAAATGTTGTCTCAGAAAGGATATCAAATTTTGGCAGATTCATATGATCCTGATTTCTTTCGTTACGCGGCTATTCTAAACGCCATATCGTTTGAAGAAGATCTTTTGAACGTAGGTCACGCAAGCGTTCAATTTGACTGCGAACCATACAAGTATGACCTTATGGGACAGCTCGGCGTGGCAGTGTCGACTAATTCGAGTGAAGTAACAACCATAACCAATCCTTATGAGCACTCTTCGTTGCCAAGGATTTATATCACCGCTGCCGATCGTCTTGGTGGTGCCGTTACGATAAAAGTTAATGAAAAGAGCTTTATTTACACGTTTCCGAAAGGATATAACTCGGTAAACATTGACAGCCTATCCGAAGCTTGCTATGCAAGCGGAATTAACTTTAATTCGGGTTATGGATCTGATACATGGCCCGAGCTTGCACTCGGTGACAACACGATTTGCGTTATCGGCGCCAAGTCCGCGAAAGTATTTCCAAATTGGAGGACGATATAATGACTCCAATTTTATTTTCAAATTTAAATACGAAAATTGCATTTTTAAAAGATGCTCTTCGTTGTGAAGTGACCGAGGAACGCAACGGTATTTATGAATGCGTTCTTGAATATCCGACCGCCGGTAGAGACTTTGCGGAGATCTCCGCCGGGAGATATATAAAAGTAAGTCCCAATCCAACAGCTGATCCACAGTTATTTAAGATCTATTCGGTGTCGAAGCCAATCATGGGAACCGTTACCGTGAATTGTGAGCACGTCTCATATTCACTTTCGCGATATCCCATCAAATCAATTACGAAAGAAAAAACAACCGCACTTGTCGCAATGAACAGGATCTTATCCGCTGCAAATGAGCACACCGAAAATGCATACAACTTTTCCGTCGAATACTGCGACATTGACACTGTTACGAATTTCGGCGCCGGCTGCTGTTCTGCGAGAGCTGCTCTCGGCGGAATTGACGGATCTGTTCTCGACTGCTTCGGTGGAGAGTATGAATTTGACAACCTCAAAATAAAACTGCATAAAGCTCGCGGAAAAGACAACGGCATCACAATTCGATATGGTAAGAACATGACAGAAATGAAGCTTACAATGTCCGTAGAAAGCTCATACACAGGCATCTTTCCGTATGTAGTCAATGATGATCAGTATGTTTATTTATCTGAAATTGTTCAGCACGTTGAGAACAAGACAGGTATTGAGGAAAGAATTCTTTTTATGGATTTTTCAAGCTATTTTGAAAATGAAGAAGAAAAGAACGAAGCGAACCTCCGAAAGCATGTAACGGAGTATCTGAGCAACAATGACATAAATGCTGTTGACGGTTCCATGACTGTCTCAATGATTGACTTATCAAAAACAGCTCACGCAAGGCTCGTTCCGAGTCTCGAGACCGTATCATTGTGTGACACAGTAAAGGTGATTAACTCGTTGATGAATGTCACAGTGTCAATGAAAGTGATTAAAACGGTGTATGACTCGCTTGGTGAAAAGTATGTTTCGCTCGAGCTTGGAACACCAAGGGCAGACTTCGCCGACGTAATTAAGCAAACGCAACGAACCGCAAACGAAGCGCTTCGGAAAGCTTCTGAAGCGCCGGATACTTCAGCACTTGAACAGAAGTTTCAGAACGAGCTTGACGATATGACAAAGAAGATCACCGGAGCCTCAGGCGGTCATGTTATACTCAATCCGTCAAAAAATCCGCAAGAGCTTCTTTTATTGTGCGACTCAGACAAGCTTGAAACGGCGCGAAAGCTGTACCGTTGGAACTCCGCCGGTCTTTCATACTCTCCAAACGGATACAAAGGTCCGTATACTGCGGCTTTTCTCGGAGATGACGGAAAGCTGATCATTAACAATGTGACAGCAAGAAGCATTTCGGCAAATTTGATAAAGTCGGATACCATTATGTCGGACAGTGGAGATCTGCTGATCAATTTGGTTAGCAGCCAAGTTGTTAGCGGTGCGATATCCGAAACGAAAACTATACTTAGCTCAGGTCATTTGGATTTGTATTATGGCGGCAAGCATTCTGGCCGCATCGGTCAAACTGCAGATAATCACATTGCAATTGAGGGAACAAACCCAGACGACGGAAGCACAAAAATTACAGATCTTCACATCCTTGATGGAATTTTATACACGAATTCAAATCAAAGAAACTTATTTGCAGGTTTGGTTCACTGCCGAAAGGGTCAATATGCCAAAACGGCATACGAATTTCCGGCTTTTCTCAAAGTTGGAATTGGTTCAAGAGCTTCAAGCCCAACAATAGCTATGGAGCTTTGGCCTAATAGTACGGCAGGAACAGCAACAGCAAGAATCGATGTTTTTCAAAGAATGTTCAACGCAACGCACTCGGAACCTGATGGCGAGGGAAATCGAACTCTCAGTTGGAATGATTATTGCGATCTCGATGTTGCCTTTTCGAGACTCGGAATTGACGCATCAGGCAATAGAGCAATGACGACAAGAACGCTAAGAATAACTAACGAAGGATATGAATTTATAACAGGCAGAATACTCGTTAATGATATTGCGATTATTACAAAAACAGATAGTACTACCGGAAATTGTGCCGAGTATTATTCGTTAAAAGATAAATGTATCGGTATAGAAAACAATTTAAAGTCGCTTACAACGAACTACAACAATCTTGTAAAAGGATACAATGATCTTGTAAAAAAACATAATCAATTAGCAACAGATTTTGCTTCATTAAAGAATAAAGTAAATACTTATCATCCATGACAGAAAGGAACGTAGCATCATGACTCTTGAAAAAAAGATATCATCAGTGAAAGCGGAAATTGACGAAACGGTTTCAAAAATTCAACAGCTCGCTCAAATGCAAGATCAACTGATTTCTCAGCAGAATAAGCTTGTCGGCAAGCTTGAAGCATACGAAGAGCTTTTGAAAGAAAGTGCCGAAGCCGACACAAGAGAAAAGGCCAAAACTGACGCGTTGGAGGAAAAGACAGATGAAAGAAACGCTGACGGTTAAAGAAAATAGGGAAATATGCTTTTCAGACGGGGAACATGTCTCCAACTGCATTCTTGGCGTTACAGGCGAAAAGAATGCAACTATTCTCAAGTTTGTGAAGCCTCTCAAAATCAATGATGAGCCTGTCGAAAATTTTAAAATGCGTGCTGTTTTCAACAATGAAGCCGGAAGTTTCCCGGTCGAGATTGACTCCGACGAGCTTGCGATTGGCCCTGAAATAACTGCTTTTTCAAAATCTATCCTATGTGTTCAGTTTTTGAAAAATGATGAAATCAAATGGTCATCGTTTCCGGCGAAAGTTTATTTCATAAAAGGTGCTGACGACAGCGGCGAAAATGTCATTGAAAAAGCGAAAACGGAGCAGAGAGAAGCGGACAGGACGGAGCTTGGCGAAACTTTATCCGACCTCACGGGGCAGGACTTAAAGGAAGCGGATTGGGATGAGCTTATTGACGTTGCTAATAAGCTGCCACTCAAAAGTGAGCAGGATGTGCTTGACCTTAGGAAATGCAGTGAGTTAACCTATGCTTTTGCACACGCAACAACGCCGCCGAGCTTGATCACAGGCGGATATAAGCTCGACAAGGAAGAGCCCGACGTTCCTGACTCGCCCGACGTTTTGATTAAGCTGCCGTTTTTGGAAACACCGAATGCAGTGTACAGCAAAAGTACCCGTGTTTCACAATCTGTCGAGGAGTGCGGATTCAGCGTTAAAGGCTCGGCGAAAACAATCGCGGGGAACGAAAGAAGCATGTTTAATTCTCTCGGCGGAACGGTTGCGGCAAATCTAAAGAAACTTACACTTGCCGACTTTGAGTGCGTCGTTGACCCTCGCGGTATCTTCAACGACAGCGGTTCTATTGAGGAAATAACATTGATCGAGAGAGGAAACAATGCAGAAGAACACAACGCCGGTTATTGGTACGAATTTTTCCGAAACTGTTCAAACCTACAATCAATTCTTGGAACACCACTTGACCTGAGCCGCGGAACGGGGTACACACGAACATTTCAGAAGTGTTCAAAATTAAAGTATGTTCGGTTTAAGCCACTCACAATCAGCCATGACCTCGACTTGTCAGATTGTCCCGCTTTGATGAAAGGAAAGTACGGAGCAAGCTCTGATGACCCGGGAACGCTCTTGTCAATTGTTAACGGCGTCCGCGAATATAGATCGGAATTAGGTCAAATTACGATTAAATTTTCGGCACTTGTAAAGGACTATTTAACATCATGGCGTTGCGTTAAAGACGATGAAACTGGCTTGTACATTGCATCTACGCAGGGTATGACGCTGGCGACTGTCTTGACGAACTACAAAGGAGTGATAATAGCATGATTTACGAAAAACAGCCGATTGAAAACGCAACCGTATCAATCGTTGAGGATAGCGGCTTTAAAATGCTTGTGATTGAGCCGAACGATGGTTACAAGCTCAGAGCAAATGGTGATGATACATATAGCACAATGCAAATTATGTTTTCCGCAGAATTTGAAGATTTGCTTGACAATTATCACGCAGTTCCTATTGATACACCTGATGAGCAGGTCAAAAAACCTCCGATTTTGCCGACAGAGGACGAAGAACTGTCAGCAGAAGAGGCGTTGTCTATAATTACAGGAGGTGTATCGGATGAAACGGTCTGAGGCTAAAGCTTACAGAAACAAGGTCGTTCAGGGTGAGCAGGTTGAAAAGCTCGGCGGTATTACCGAGAAGGTTGAGCAGTCAGATAAAATCGGGTATGATTGGCACAACTACTATGTTGGAGATAAGCTCGTCAAGTCCGAATACGTCGAGCAGGACAACCCAGTCGGCACGCAAGACAACCCGTTTGAGTGGACGCCCGGAATGAAGCTGATACTGAACGGCTATTACACTTATAGCAGCAAGAGGTATGTCGCTGTTGCCGAAGGTTCGCCCGAAACAATCACAAAAGAATACTTCGAGGAATTATAAGGAGGAATCATAACATGACACCAACAGGAAACAGACTTATTGACACAATCATATATGTCGCAGGCTCGGCGATTGCATTTAATGTGATTTTGCCGATCTGTGCTGTAATTCTTAAAGCCCTCGGGCTGATGTGAGGTGCGGTACAGCATGGAAGGAATAATCGCAGCAATCATCACGGGCGTCTTGTCGCTTATCGGCGTTGTAATAAGCAACATTGCGGCAAATGCCAAGATGTCAAAGGAACTTGAAAAGGCACAGGCGGTAACGGATACCAAAATTGAAGAATTAACACGAGAAGTACGGGAGCACAATAATTTTGCGAAGCGTGTGCCCGTGCTTGAAGAAAAAGCGAAAGTCGCCGATCACCGAATCAGCGACTTGGAACATATCAACAATCAGAATTAAGGAGGAATCATTATGAAAAAAATCAATCTCAAGGGCGTTACGGCGCAGACATGGGCAAGAACACTCGTTCTCTTGCTTGCGCTCATTAGTCAGCTTGCCGTTATCCTCGGCAAGAGAAGCGAAGCAATCGACATTGATCAATGGCAGGAGTATGTGACTTACATATTCACCGTCGGAGCATCAATCGTCGCATGGTGGAAGAATAACAGCTTCACCAAGAATGCACAGACGGCTGACAATATCCTAAACGGAGGTGACGACAATGGCTAAGAGAGTATATGTCGGCATCGGTCACGGCGGTTATGACTCCGGAGCTGTCGGCAACGGCTTCAAGGAAAAGGATTTGACGCTTTCAATCGGAAAGTATTGCAACGAGCGTTTGAAGCAGTACGGCATTGAAACAAAAATCAGCCGTACTACCGATTGCGATTCGTCAATCAATTCAAAGGTTGCCGCTTCCAATGCGTTCAAGGCTGATGTTTGTATGGATATCCACATCAACGCAGGCGGCGGTGACGGCTCGGAGGTTTACTACTCCCACGTTTCCCCGAACGGCAAGAAGCTCGCACAATCTATTGTGGACGCTACACTTGCTATCCGTCAGAATACAAGAGGTATTAAGACGAGAGTTGATGATGACGGCACTGACTATTTCGGCATGATTCGCATGACAGACGCTCCGGCGGTGCTTGTTGAGTGTGCATTCATCGACAACGCAACAGACATTCAGATCATCAATACCGAAGCCAAGCGCAAGGTGTTCGGCTATGCAATCGCCGACGGCGTTGCAAAGTATCTCGGTGTAAAGCTGCCGACCGCAAAGCCCGCCACGCCGAGCAAGCCTACAACCGCAGCAGTCAAGATCGAAGCTCCAAACCTCAAGGATTACCTCAAGGAAGGCGACAGAAATCTTGCTGTCTATTCTTACAAGCAGCTTCTTGCACTGCTCAAGAAGAAAGGTATCATCGCACAGGGTGTTGACAATAACGAGATCTTCGGCGCAGGCACCCGAACCGCCACAAAGCAGGTTCAGCTTGCCGCAGGCATCACCGTTGACGGTCTTGCTGGTCCGCAGACAATCAGAGCTTGCTATGTGCTGGCGAGTAAGTAAGTTTTAAAAACTAAATCAAACTTTCAAAGGATTTTAAGAACTTTTAAACTCTATAAACAATGATCCCCGGATATCACTTCAATAGTGGTAATCCGGGGATTTTTCCATTTTAGTCAAAAGACTTTTCTGCCAAGCTCTTCACTTTATCTAAAACGGATTCTTGTACGAACCTTGCCGGCGTGCGCCTTCCGCCTACCCAATCTTCAAATGTTCTTAGAGGAACTCCGATTTTTTCAGCAAAAGCTTTCTGCGTAAGGCCGTTCGTATCACACCAAGCTCTATAAAGTTTATCAGCAAAAGTTTGTTCGGTTAAAGCACACCAAATCAAAGGTTCATTGGTTTGCCAATAAAACTCAACGGCATACATCTTACCATCTTCGCCTCTGCACAGTTTTGCGTTGTCAAGGTCATAGAAGGAATCTGTATCAACGTGCACATCTTCTCCGAATTCGTTTTTTACTTTTTCGATATGCAAATTGTCCGTAGTTGATAGGTCGAGCTTGTATCCGGCTTTCGTTACGGCATAAATATCGCCGTCAATAATTTTAAATTTCATAAAATAACCTCCATAATATTGTTTTCAACCGTTGGGCTCAAAAGCATATAGCTTAATTTCTGCACCATGAAACATCAACCTTATTTCATTTGTATTCCTTAATTATGTTTCCGTCAAATTGATTGAGGTGTTCCCTCATTTCTTGACTATAATGTACCACGCAATGCGTGGTTTGTCAATACTTTTTTCAAAAGTTTTTTTGATTTTTATAAAACTTTTAAGAATTCTGAATTCGAAACCCCAAGCTATCGCAATAACTCGTGGTTTTTCACTTATAAAGGGTAAAAATAAAATAAACCCCAAATAAACCCCAAAAGGGCAAAAGAAAAACCTTGAAACCACGTAGCTACGTCATTTCAAGGTTATATCTTTGGTGCGAGAGACGGGACTTGAACCCGTTGAAAATCAATTCATATTTTCTCATAAAAGCTCGGAAACGTTGATATATAGCCATTTTTAAGCGTTTGCTTGTTACATTCATTATATATTTTATCGCTTCTTTTCAAATAAATAAACCCCAAATAAACCCCAAAAGAATAACAGCAGTTCGAATTTAAAATTCAAACCGCTGTCATGGATCTGTTATTCGGTTATACCAAGCTCACGTTTTAAAGCCTCTTGAAGCACCTGTGAAAAGTTGATATTTGCCTGTTCCGCCTCGTAACAAAGCCAGCTCGGCAACGTGCAATTTTTCTTTACGGTTCTTCTCTCATTTTTTCTTCTATACTCCGCAAAGTCAACATCAACAAGAGTAACAATATC